CAGGTTCATAGCTCGAATGAGCTATTCCTGGGCCTGCAGTGCATCATCCACTAGAGATAATAGAAGAAATTCTATTATTTCATTATGAAGGGAGCTGTTGCAATGTCGTCACAAGGTACTCGTGAACGTAAGTTCCGAGATCGTAGAATCTCTAGTTCCGTAACCCTGAATAAAAATAAAGGGGAAGGTGACCGGAGTTCTTACAGTAACCCTGTGACGGGGAAACAGATTACTGTTTCCGAATCGCATCCTGTAGACCGTTCAGACGGTTCTTACAGGAGTGGAGGCCCGTTTTACACGAGTCTGATCCGCGAGGTTTATAAGCCTGGCTGGATCACGGACGCATTTATCATTAACTCGAACCGGTGGTATACCGGCCCGGTTATTGGTTCTGCACCGTCCACTGTGGAGAAGGAATCACTAGGGTACAAAAACATTGAAGAAGAATTCGGTTCGAAAAACGAATCCGATCTTCTTGTTTCTGGTACCAATGCGATTTCCTACTGCGCACCTACTAACCCGGCATCCGACCTCGGTACTGGGCTTGCTGAAACCTTTAGAGAGGGTATTCCCTCTCTTCCTGGAATCCAAGCCTGGAAGAGGAAAACCGAAATCCTTAAGGGTCTCGGTAGTGAGTATCTCAACTATCAATTTGGTTGGGCGCCGCTACACTCTGAAGTTAAAGAGGTAGCGTCCGCCGCCCGTCACCATCGTGATATTATGAAACAATATCACAAAGGTGAAGGATCAGACACTCATCGGATATTCGAGTATCCATTGCAACGTGAGGTCAAGTCGCTTGCACCCACCACCTATCTGAACCCTTCGGTTCCTGGTGTTGGATTTGTAAACGATTCGACCTCTCAGCGTCAATGTTTCCTGGTTAGGGAAACTAAAAAGTGGTTCGAGGGTTGTTTTACCTATGCGCTACCTTCGTCAACTGACAGCTGGCGAAAGGCGCTTGGGTTCGGCGATGAAGCCGATCAACTCTATGGAATCGCTTTATCCCCAGAAATTCTCTGGGAGTTGACGCCGTGGAGCTGGGCCGTCGACTGGTTCTCAAACGCGGGTGAGGTTATCAATAACGTCACCCAGTTCGGACTAGCCGGTCTTGTCTTGCGGTATGGCTATATCATGGAAGAATCCAAAGAAATAGTCTATGCCGAAGGCAATGGAGCTACTTACTTGATATCAAGTAAATATCCTCCTGGCCAACGGTCAGGTCCCTGGAAACGTGGCACTGAATGTGTCACGAAACGCAGGTACCCCGCAAGTCCCTTCGGATTTAGCATAGGATGGGAGGGTTTGTCACCCACCCAACTTGCTATTACTGCAGCGCTTGGTATCACCAAGTTTCTGTAGCAGATCACTGCACAAAAACCAGGTGGTTTTCGCCACCGTTCCAAAAGGAGTGTGCCTATGGCACTGACCGATCCGCAAAAATTCAAAGAAGTCGCGGGCACGGAAGTGACTGCCCCCCGTGTTTCCACGGGGGACTTCAAATCTGTGTACGAGACCTCTGATGGCGCTAACATGCTAACGATCTCCTCCCAGGAGACCAATGGCAATCGTAAACGCCATCTCGTGCGAATCGACGTGAGCAAGCTCACTACGAACCCGTTCGAAGAATCTAAGAAACAGGAAGTTACTTCTTCTGTTTACTTGGTTATCGACAGGCCAATCGCTGGTTATACCGTTGCGGAAATGAAGAAACTGGTGGAAGGCCTTGTAGGCCTTCTGTCGGCTTCGACGTATTCGCTTACGGAAAAGGTATTGGGAGGTGAGTCCTAACGGACTGGCCTTCCTTTCGTGGTAAATGCAGAGATGCATTTCTACGATTTTGTACCTTAATTAACCAGTGGTTCTCCACTTGAATTGGAGGTAGTGATTTGAGTAATAATCGTGGTTACGATTATAACCATGCCACCAGCGGTCAACAGTTCTTGGCGATACTTCTCGTCTTGGCTGTTATCATTGGTGGCGGGCTTGCTCTAGGCCTGGCTCTTCTTCACTAGTTATTAGTGATTAGAGCCTCCCTTCAGTGCGACAGGCTAAGGATAGACACCTCTATTAGGAGGGGCTATGAAAAGCCTGACGTCACTCTGGAATGTCCTCGCCAACGAATTGGCGGGGAGATGTAGCACTAGCACCACCATGGACATTAAAACTGTCCAAGGTCGGACCGAACACGAGGGTATGTCGTTTCTTACGATTACCCTTCCATCCTTTGGAAAAGACTTTCAGTATTGTCTTGACCAAGGTATGGTGGTTCCCGAATCCTTCCTTCCGTTTAAGAAGGTCGGATCATGTCTCCCCTCATTTCTGAGAGGTTTCATGGAATTAGTGTTTGATCCTAGTACTGGTGTCCTCAGAAACGACCCGGATGTAGAAGCCATTTATGCTATTAGGCAATTAACTCTGCTTTTTAGCAAGATGGTCCTACCTTGCACTCCTGAGAGGGAGCGTAGGGCTATGTCTGAGTATGTTTCTTGTGATAAGGAGGTCGAACATGCCGAATCTATGCTTGCTGATTCTGATGTTTCTGAATTTGCTCGCATGGCTCGACTGTTATATGGTTCTACGTTAGCCGAAGTAGATAGAGATATCTATCAAGGCTGCATAGTTCCAAAACATGGTCCGGGTGCAACTGCGGATCGACTTACCAGTAATGGTAAGTACCGCACTCGCTACTGGACTTCCCGTTTAGAGTCTGTCTTCCACTTCGGAGACTTTCTCGCCCCCTCCCCTCCATTGGAGGAGGAGTGGTATAACGGGGTCGACCTCCTGGAACCCGGAGACGAGATGCCCTCTCGGGTTATCTCGGTTCCTAAGACGCAGAGTACCCCACGTATTATAGCTATCGAGCCTTCCTCTGTACAATATGTACAGCAGGGATTGCTCGAGTCGCTTAATCGTGCAATTCGCTCCAATTTTATTGGGGCATTTATCAGTTCTGATTCTCAGGAGCCTAACCAGCTCCTGGCCCAGAAGGGGTCCATTGGATCCCTAGCCACGCTAGACCTTAGCGAGGCTTCTGATAGGGTATCTCTACGGCTCGTTGAGGCACTGCTTGCATCACACCCTCTCACCAGAGAGGCTGTGCTTGCCTGCCGTTCTCAGCGGGCCGATGTTCCTGGTCATGGAGTTATTCCATTAGCCAAGTTCGCGTCTATGGGTTCTGCTCTCTGCTTTCCCGTGGAGGCTATGGTCTTTTTGACCATGATCTTCTTGGGGATTGAGCGAGAGCGAGGGCACCGGTTTATCAATTCACGGGAATTTTTTCCGTTTATTGACAAGGTGCGCGTCTATGGGGACGATATTGTTGTCCCCCTAGACTATGTGCATACCGTTGTGGACTCACTTGAGTACTTCGGTGCAAAAGTGAATCGTCGTAAGTCTTTCTGGACCGGAAGGTTCAGAGAGTCTTGCGGTAAGGAGTTCTATGCGGGCCAAGACGTTTCTATAGTCAAGGTTCGTAGAGAATATCCTTCACACCGGCAGCGTGTTGCAGAGACCACGTCATGGGTTGCCATGCGTAACATATTCTATGAATATGGTTGCTGGCAAGTCTGTGCGTGGTTGGATAAGAAACTCGAGAAGCTCCTTGGAGTTTTCCCGTGTATCGAATCCACTAGTTCTGCGTTAGGTCGTGTCTCCTTTCTTGGTTACCAAACTGAGAAAGAACATGAATATATGCACCATCCTTTGGTTAAGGCATGTGTGCAAGTCAGCAAATCCCCTCGAGATAATCTCGATGGTAATGCTGCCCTACTCAAGTACTTCCTCAAACGTGGACATGATCCACGTTATGATGCGGAGCACTTGGAACGCGCTGGGCGTCCGCGTACCGCCTACATCAAAACGCGGTGGGTAACTCCGTACTAACGGAGCCCCTGGACATAATGTCAATTGACATTATGGCTGCTTAACGCAGCCTGGGAGATCAAGTCTGATCTCAGGTATGTGCCTGTGACCTCTAGCCAATATGGCTAGGAGTCCTTGCACGCACCCTGGGAGATGCACTTGGCAGTGCATCTCCCTGTC